GGTTCCCGCCCCGTTTTTCGGAATTTTCGCCCACGCCGTGGTTGGATTGTGAAAACAGAATAGCGAACGAATGTGGCTGACCTTTGGCTGTCAAAGCAAGACGCGGCGTCACTCCTTGGCAAGGAGGACGGCTTCATTCGTACCCAGATCATCCCGCGAATACCAGATGATGCGAAGACACGTAAGGGAACCCGTGGTGCTCCGTGGTCACTTCTCGGTCGTGCGGTTGTTCAGGCATACATCGAATATCTTGCAGAAGCAGCGACTGGTGACCCCGAAAGTTACGCCGCATCCGATTCGCCGGCACTGGAACGCCAGCGGATTGCACGAGCAAAGCTCCTGGAATATGAGCTTGCCGAACGTCGCCAAGAGCTGATTTCCGTCGAGCTGTTTCAACGGGTGACGGAGGCGGCGTTTCTTCCTCTGCGGAAATTTGCCGAGGAGCAGATCAAGGAGCACGGTAACGGCACGGCTGATGCGTGGGCAGATGCGGTTGAGGAATTCACTGAGGAGATTCGGCGTGTTGCTCGGCAACCCATCGACGGCGACGGAGCGTGAGCAGTTTCGTCGGCTCCCGCGCCTTTTAGTGCCGCGGTTGCCGATGCCATTGACTGAATGGGTCGAGCGTTATATCCGGCTCCCGTCTGGCCCATACGCTGGTCGGCGGTACCGGCACGATCGGCACCCGGTCAGTTGTCTCTGGTTCGAGGCCCTACAGTCGCGTCGATGGCAGCGGTATGCCGTTACGGGGCCTGGACAGAACGGCAAAAGCCTACTCGGTTTCGTGATCCCGACGTGCCACACATTGTTCGAGCGTATTGAGACGGTGTTTGTCGGGATTCCCGACATGCGGCTTGCCGCAGAAAAATGGGAGGTAGACTTTCGTCCGACGATCGAGGCCAGCTTTCCCGAGATGATGCCGACGCGGGGGGAGGGTGCGAAAGGTGGCAGCATCAAGAGTGCGGTGACATTTGCCAACGGTGCTCGGCTCAAATTCATGTCGGCCGGTCAAGGTGATGCTGGGCTTGCCGGTCCGACGACGCGCAACCTTGTCATGACCGAGATTGACAAGTATGATCGGCCGGGCGAAGTCTCACGCGAGGCTGACCCGATTCGCCAGATGGAGGCACGAACTAACGCATTCCGCGATTACGGGCGGCAGATTTTGATGGAATGCACGGCGTCGATTCCCGAGGGCCGTATCTGGCAGGAGATCACCAACGGCACAGATAGTCGGCTGTACCATCCTTGCCCACATTGTGGCCAGTGGGCGACATGGGAGCGATCGCACCTTATTGGCTGGCAGGACGCGGTTGACGAATTCGCGGCTGGAGACGGGGCTAAATGGGAATGCCCTGCGTGTTCAGGCGTCTTTGGTGACAGCGAGCGGAAGGTTATGTATGGCCGGACGCTGTTGGTCCACCGCGGACAGGAGGTGACGCCGGACGGTGAGATTGTGGGAGCCGAGCCACGTACCGAGACGTTTGGCTTGCAGTGGTCGGCGTTTGACAATCCGTTTGTATCAACAGGTCGGCTGGGGCGTGACGAGTGGATTGCCGCGCGCGACGTCAACCGGGAATCAGCCGAGCGGGCCGCCTGCCAATTCATATGGGCGATTCCACACGAGCCGACGAACGCGGACATCACGCAGCTTGACCCGGCAACGGTTTCCGAACGGCAGCACGGCACGAAGCGGGGAGAGGTGCCGCCAGATATGTTGGGAATCGCAGTTGGGGTAGATACCGGGAAGCGGCGTTTACACTGGTCGGCCCATGCGATTCTCGCGGACGGTTCAGATGTGGTCATAGAGTACGGAGAGCACAAGACCCAATGGGAGACGCTCGGCGTGACGCGGGCCCTGCTGCTTGCCCTGAGCGAACTCAAGACATACTGGGATGCCGGCTGGCGCGATGTTGCCGGCCGTGTGTGGCGACCGACGCAAGTATGGATCGACAGTGGATACGCCGAACACCAGGCGGCAGTCTACTCGTTCTGCAAGTCGTCGGGGGTGCAGATCTACCGTCCGACGAAAGGGGAGGGGCAGAGCGAATTCAACGGTCGACGTTACAGGGCACCGAAAAAGAAGGATGCCGTGGTACGCTACATCGGCCGAGCCATGCACGCGAGTTACCAACGTGCTCATTCAGTGCTGCTCATGTTGTTGGATTCCGACGCATGGAAGGCAGAGTTTCAGAGTCGGCTGAAGATGGATCCAACCGAAGCCGGAGCCATTACTCTCTACGCCGGGGCGGATTCGACGGAGCATGCAGATTGGTCTGCTCAGGTTGCTGCCGAGAGGCAGGTAGAAACGCTGTATGGTGTGAAATTCGAGCGGCTACGCAGGGACAACCACTGGCTCGATGCGGGATACGCCGCGACGGCCGCGGGTGAGTACATTCGGGCGAACTCTCCGCAAGAAGGACAGATTCGACCCAAGCCGCGCAGGACGCTGGCGCAGATGGCGGGGCGATAAGGAGGTGAAAATGGGATACACTTTTGTCGGAAGTGTGGGCATCATTCCCGATCGCCTGGGACTGGACGAATTGCTGATCCACAACGCAAGTGGTGGCAGTTTTGGAAGACCGTGCCGTGTGATGCTTGCGGTGGTGATGGTTATGCAAAACCGCCTGGCTGGCCTAATCACGCGGAGATGGAACGGTTAAGGCCACCGCCGCCGCCCCCGCCACCGTCGCGCGGTTGCCGGGATACGCGTGAAAACACACGAAAGGCGGAAGAGGCGATCGAGAAACCCGGATTTCCATCGACCATTATCGTTCACGAGGGGCGGGCATTTGTGCCCCTGCATGAGAAGCGGACCGAACGCTGAGCAAGCGACAATGCCCGATGAGAAGAAACGCAAGACGCTTGCTGAGATGGCAGCGGATAGCGCCCGTGCCGAAGGTCGGCTGGGGATCAGGTGTCGTGAATGCGGGTGCTGTGACACGCGGGTGCAGACGACTCGCCGGGCGGACGGGGTGGTGATCCGGTATCGTGTTTGTCGGCACTGTGGAGCGAGGCGGCAGACGGTGGAGAATTAGGTGGGCCAGGAGAGGGAATATCTGTAGCCTTATCCTACATATAGGACGATTCTGACCGTTCGCAGTATTTGCCCTTGCAGTTGCCCGCATCGTGCGTATACGTTTAGGTATCCAGGACTGATCATCCTGGACAGATTCAAAACGCAAACAAACGGCCGTGTGGGGCCACACACCCGCACGGCCGTTTTTGTTTGCGCCAAGGAGAACGAAGGCATGACAGCCCCAACGACCGTCGACGAAGCGATCGACCAGGCTCTCTTGCTCCCGGCCAACACGACCGAAGCCGGTCGCACGATCACTGAGCGACCACTGAAGGATCTGCAAGACGCACGCGACCGCGAGGCCGGCAACCGGGCCGCGGCGAAAGCACATTTCGGGCTGCGCTTCACGAAATTGATTCCCCCGGGAGCACCATAGTGGCGTCCCGTGTAAGCGGCATTCTTGATCCGCACGGCCACCCGCTACAACGGGTCAACGGCAAACCTCGCCCCGAACTCGGTGCCATTCTGGAACGTTTCAACCGTCGGCGCCAGGTGACTGCTACCTATGATGCTGCTCAGCAGTCGGACGACATCAAAAACTACTGGGCCGCCGCGGACGACTACGATGCTGACTCGGCCAACAGCCGCGAGGTTCGTCAGACCCTCGTGAAACGTAGTCGATACGAGGTTGCGAACAATGGGTTTGCTGATGGCATCGCAGCGACATGGGCGACGGATTTGATCGGTCGCGGACCTTCACTACGGATGCAAACTGCCAGCGAGGGCTTCAATGCGTTGGTAGAAACGGCGTGGTATTATTGGACCAAGGCGATCCAATTCCGCCGCAAGCTGTGGTGCATGGCACATGCCCTACACGTCGACGGTGAGGGTCTCGGGGTAATTCGGCTGGCGAAGTCGCTCGACAATCCGGTCAAGCTGAACGTTCGGTTGTACGAGACTGAGCACTGTCAGACGCCGCTATTGGGCTACAACGAGAAGGGGCATATTGACGGTATCTGGTTCAATGAAGACGGCGATCCGACGTTTTACGACATCCTGCGGGAGCACCCGGGCTCATCGACCTACGCCAATATGATGCTCACGCCGGACAAGATTCCGGCAAGGTTCGTGCTGCACTGGTTCAAGCTACGTCGCCCAGGGCAGCATCGCGGAATCCCGCAAAGCACGAGTACGCTGAACACTGGCGCGGCGGCGCGGCGTTGGCGTGAGGCTACGCTAGCGGCCGCAGAAACCGCTGCGGACTTCACGTTGTTTCTGAAGACGCAATTCCAGCCAGATGAGCTTGATCTTGCTGAGCCGTTCAGCACGCTGGAAATCCAGAAACGGATGATGACGGCGTTGCCGAACGCCTATGAGCCGTTTCAGATGCGAGCCGAACAACCGACCGCGACGTTTGAATCGTTCCACCGATCGCTCATCAACGAGCAGGCCCGCCCAAAGTCGATGCCGTTTAACAAGGCGGCTTGTGATTCGTCGGATTACAACTACGCATCCGGCCGGCTCGATCACCAGACCTATTACGCCTCGCTCGACGTCGATCGCGAGGACTGCAACGACCTAGTCTTGGACCCATTGTTTTCAGTCTGGTTCGATGCTGCGATCGTGTATTACGGCTGGTTGGGCGGCAATCCCGACGTTTTGACGCCGGCCGCAAAGGCTCATCTCTGGGATTGGCCGAAGCACGCCGTTGCGGACGTGAACACGGAAGCATCGGCCAACGACAAGCAGTTGAAAAACGGCAGCAAGTCGTTGTCTGCGCTCTACTCTGAGGCTGGCAAGGACTACGAGGATGAGGTAATCAAGCAGGCGCAATCCAACGGGATCACGCCGGAGCAACAGCGGCAAATCAACATGCTTGCGAATCTTCCGCAGCATATCATCCCAATCGTGCAGTCGATTCTAGGAATGTCTGATTCGAATGGGGTCAACAACGAAGGTAGTAGCAATGCCAACTAAGCACAAGAGCAATCCAAAGCTAATTGCCATTGCGGCTCCGATCACAATCAGGGCGGCAGAAGGCGAAGGCGAAAGTGGTCCGCCATCGTTCGACGTCGTGGCGTATACGGGCGGCCCGTTGGTTCTTGCTGGTTGGGACGCCCCTGTTGTCGTTTCGCTGAAGGGGATCGGTTTTTCAAAGTCACTGGTGGCGAACTTGGACCACGACGGTAGGCAACGAGTCGGTCATGTCACCGCCACCAGCAAGGACGATGGACAACTGACGATGGCCGGCAAGGTGTCGGCGGCAACTGACGCTGCCCGTGAAGTGGTCGAGAGTGCAGCCAATGGATTCGTCTGGCAGGCGAGCATTGAAGCGAGCCCTGACGAACTCTTGGAAGTAGCTTCCGGCAAGAGCGTGAAAGTCAACGGGCAGGAATTTACCGGCCCTCTCTATGTCGCCGCGAAATCGACGATCCGCGGCTTTGCGTTCGTCTCGCATGGCGCGGACGAGAATACAAGTGTTTCGATTGCGGCTGAAGCCGCTAAATCAAAGGAGACCAACATGGAACCGAAAATCAAGGCATGGGCCGAAAGCATGGGCATCGACGTCGACAACGCGACGCCCGAGGTGATCGCCACTATCGAGGCCAACTACAACAACCAGCAGCCGGCTACTCCGGTCAGGACCAAGGTGACTTTGTCCGAGGGTATCGAAGCTCACAAGGCTGAGAACGCGAGAATCGAAGCGATCACAACGTATGCGTTGAAGGTCTGCGAACAAGAGCCTTTTCATATCGACGCCATCAAGGAACTGGCCCAAACGGCGATTGACAAGAAGTGGACCTTCGATCACTTCCGCCTGGAACTATTAGAGGCCAGGACGCCAGCGGCTCACAGTGTGTTTGAGCCGACTATTCGCGGTCCGCGGCTCAATAATCGCATCCTCGAAGCTGCCATCTGCGTGGCTGGACGTCTGGATGGCCACGAAGATGTCTACACGGACGAAGAGTTGCAGGCGGCCCACGATAGGTTTCCGCATGGGATCGGCCTGAATCAACTGATCCTCTTGGGCGCCGAGGCGAACGGCTATCGTTCTCATCATTCCAGCGTCGTGACGTTGGAAGCTCAGCGTGCTGCGTTTGGCATGATTAGCCCGACAAACATTCACGCCAACGCCTTCAGCACGGTGAGCATCCCGAACGTGTTGAGCAACACAGCCAACAAGTTTCTGCGTGAAGGCTGGGATGCTACGGACATGACTCCGCTGGCGATTGCCGCGGTACGTCCAGTGCGAAACTTCCAACAGATCACTACGGTTTCGCTGACCGGACACTTGATGTTCGAGGAACTCGGTGCCAGCGGCGAGATCAAGCACGGCACAATCTCGGACTTGACCTACACAAACCAAGCGGACACCTATGCCCGCATGCTGGCGATTACCCGCAAGGACATCATCAATGATGACCTGGGGGCATTGACGTCAGTTCCTCGTCGGCTTGGGCGAGGAGGTGCGTTGAAGCTAAACGATATTTTCTGGACGGTGTTTCTGGACAATTCAACGTTCTTCGCCTCGGGCAACAGCAACGTCAATACAGGCGTTGCCGACATGACGGTCGGCGGTCTGGAAGCGACGGAGACAATCTTCATTGATCAGACCGACCCGGACGGCAAGCCGCTTGGTGTCCGGGCGAAGATTCTGCTTGTTCCGACGGCACTCAAGGCTGCGGCTCTGGCGCTGATGGCGTCCGAGCGGATCATTGACGGCACCGCGACTGGCCGGCAAGGAGACGCGAACATCTACCGCGGTCGGTTCCGCGTCGAGTCGAGCCCCTACATGAGCAACTCGGCTTACACTGGGTACAGCGCGGCAGCTTGGTACATGCTCGCCGATCCGGCCGAGATGCCGGTCATCGAGATCGTTGCCCTCAACGGCAACGTCATGCCGGTCGTGGAGACGGCTGACGCCAGTTTCAACGTACTCGGTATTCAGATGCGCGGCTATTCGGACGTGGGCGTGTCCCAGCAAGAGTACCGGGGCGGTGTGCGTGCCGACGGCGGCTCTTCCTGATAGGGGGTGAACGATGAAAGTGCAGATGCTTCGCAACCCGGGCGCGGCCTGGGGTTGCAATCTCGCGGAAGGCGAGACCGGCACGGTTGACACCTTGACTGGAAAGAGGCTGGTGGCGGCTGGCGTTGCGGTCGAGATTGTTGAGCCAAAACAAGAGCCGAAGCCAGAGGAGATCAAAGCCGTCCCTGCTACGCCTGCGATTGCTGAACCAAAGCCAGCATCAATCAAGGCGCCCGTAAAAGAGACGGAGGCGTCGGCTAGTGAAGTTGACGCGAAACAGAAACCGGCGGCGAGCAAAGTTGGCAAGTCCACTGTGCCGCCGACGACGACTCGCGGCAAGAACCCCGAACCCAACAAGGAAATCTGAACATGACCGCCGAAGCTGTGTATCTGAATCCTGGTGTGTCCGTTGACTACACGCCAACTGCTGCTATGACCGCCGGTGAAGTGCGACAATTGCCGGATGGTCGTGCGGCGTTCGCCCCGACTGCGATTGCCGCCACGAAGAAAGGCGCCGTCACGGTGAGCGGCATCGTGGAGGTGCTCAAGACCGCGAGCATGGTGATGCTCAAGGGCTCGCGAGTGTTTTGGGATCACTCGGCCAACAAGGCCCATTTGCATATGGTCAATGACCAGGATTTCTACCTGGGCATCGTCGAAGAGACGGCTGCTAGTGCAGGCACGACGGTTAAGGTCGCGATCAATGCCGATCCCCGCTATACGATTAGCCTGGGCGATGGGTTTGTCAGTGCGCCGATTGTGACGGCCGGAATCAATCACCACATCATTGGTCACGCCGAGGGCGTGACGCTAATCTTTGACACGACGGCTGAAGCCCAGAAGATGGACGCCTTGAGTCAGAGGGCTGTAGCTCTCGACTCGTCATGTCTGGTGGAAGCCGAGATTTGCATCAACACAAATGGCGATGATGCCGCTTTTGATCTAAACGTCGGATTGGCCAATGCGACTCACGATACCGATGCGGATTCGATTACGGAGTCGCTGTTTGTCCACATCGACGGCAACAGCCTCAACATCAACGCTGAGTCTGACGACGGGACAACCGAAGTTGCGGCGACCGACACTACCGTTGATGCGGTGGCAGGTACGCCATTCCTGGTGCAATGGGATCTTGCGGACTGGGAAGACATTCAGATGTACATCGACGGCGTGAATGTGCTGCCGTCTTCGGTGTTTGATATTTCCGCGGCGACCGGCCCAATGAAACTATTGGCCCACATGGAGAAGACCTCCAACGACAGCCCCGGCAACGTGACGGTCCGTCGACTCGGCTTGCGGCTCCGCGAGGAGTAAGCGATGCCGTCCGTTTTCGCTACGCGGTTTTTCGACGTTGCCTCGCCGAGACTCAAAGACGTTCTCGGCGAGGCGGTCACGCTATCGCGCGGGGCGACGACACCGACCACGGGCGTGACCGCATCGTGGATCGCTAACGGCTCGGAGATTCAGACGCAAACACGCATGGGGGTAAAGACGTCCTTCATCGACCGAGAATGGCTCATCACGCAGGCCGACTACGTGATTGATGGAGCGGCCGTTGAACCGGCTGCCGGTGATCGGCTGCTTGATTCCGATGGCGTGACGTGGGAGATCATGAGCCAGCCGAACATGCCAGCGGTGGAAAGCTATGGCGGCGGGCTGGAGTGGTTGCTACGAACGAAGCGAATATCAACGTCATAATAGAGAAGGTCAGCAATGGGAGAGCAGCACGATAGTGTTCATGTGCCCTTGCCTGACTTTGTCCGCGAAGTTGCTATTGCGGCGGCGCAAACCGTGATTCGGGAACACATGAGTTCCTGCCCGATTGCGGCCATTGAACAACGTGTCAAGGTGCTGGAGACTCGGTTCGCATTGTTGATCGGGGCATTGATCGGGAGCGGGGCCCTTGGTGGCGCGATTGGCGGGCTGATCATGAAAATGCTTGCGTGAGCTAATGATTGCTGTGCAAACGCAATACAAATGGACACCGCAACGGACACAGAGGGCCGTCGACAAGGGGGCCTATCGGAACTTTGCCCATGCTGCTGCAAGTATTCGCAAGGACGCTCGAAAGAGCATCAAGGCGAGAAAGAAACCAAGTCGCCCCGGTGAGCCTGTTCACACCCACCGGGGCACTTTTGCGAGGCGTGCAATCTTGTATGCGGCCGACAAGCAAGGGGCTGTAGTAGGCTTTGCGGCGAGCAAGATCGATCAAGCGATGGAGGTTCACGAGCATGGGGGAGAACGCGGCGGGGTTCGTTTTCCCAAGCGGCCGGTGATGTTTCCGGCATTGCAACGAAATTTGGCCCGTTTTCATCGTGACTGGAAAGGCGTGATCAACTGACAACTTGACCTGGGCCGTGCGGGTTTCCTGTACGGCTTCCAGGGGCCGCCTCGGGAGTCATGACCCGGGTAGCGACTCCGAATCGCTTGGCCTTCGGAGGGCCGTGCGGAGAAACCGCGCGGCCCTTTTTTTGTGGAGACCAAGCGATGGCGAAGAAACGCAAAGGCCACGAGATGGTCGTCTATTACGGGACGGCCGGCTCTACCGCATCTACTCACATTGACGATACCTTGTTGGACGCTGACCCAGGGGGGGCAGATTTTGATTTTGTCGATTTGCCCGATCGCGGCGATGGTACGAAGATCCCGCAAATGGATGAATATCCGGTCAAAAAGAACAGCCAGCCGACATTCTCGATGACTTACCACGATGGCGACGCCAATATGACGGCCTTATTGGCGGCGGCCGATGCGAATCCACCAGTTGGGAAGGCATTCAAGTTTGTGCGGGTGGCGTCGGGTGCAACCGCATTTGACGGCGACTGTTGGATCAAGTACAGTAGTCCCGGCCCGCTTGCAGAAGGTCAGGTAGTCGAATTTGAGTTACACCCGACCGAAGCATATGATCGCGTTTTCGCTACGGCATGATGGGTGTCGTGGTGAGGATTTGTGAAAACACATACAGGAGAATAACGCGATGCCTCAATCCCAAAAAATGTGGGCGTTTTCTTTTCCGGGATATCAGTTCAATTCGGACCCCGCAAATCAGGTGTCCCACGTTGGGACGGTTGTTGTCGAGCAGACGTTGGTGGCCTTGGCGGCAGCCCAATGTGATGGCTCGTTGACGACTCGCACCGATGATGATACTGGCGTAGTAACGGCGGCAACGGGACATGGAATTGAGAATGCAGACGTGGTCGACGTCTATTGGGCTGGAGGAGATCGATATGGCATGGACGTTACTGATGTAACGGGGGCAGCGATTACAGTTGACGGCGGGGCAGGCGACAATTTGACCGTCCAAAGTACAACAATTACC